CATCAGCATCTTCAATTTGATTTAACATTGAGTCTACAAATGATGTAGTAGATTGAGTATTGGTTGTTTCCTCCACCGCAGTTTCTTCAACCGGGCTTTCTTCTACTGCCTCTTCACTTACTTCTTCAACTACTTCTTCGTTATTTACCTCTTCACTCATAGGTGACCTCCTCTATGGGTTTCATGTTTAATTGTTGTTTAATTGAAAGAATAACACCTCGCAACGAGTTCATCTTGGCCTCGATGATTGGGTCATTGTATTCAGTCATATCCTGCCACTTGCAAACTTGTACAAGATAGCGCATAACTAAAAGCGCATTATTATCTGACGGATCAAGAAGATCTGTAAAAGCTCGTCTCGTCTGTTCTGATAAATCCTTCTCGTTGTCCCACTCAAAATCGTAGGTCACTTTATCAACTATATCCATTATTCTCCTGTTTGTTCAAGCATAGCCTCAGCACCGCTACCTTCTTCTGGTGCTTTCTGCATTTTAACATACGCATCACTTTGAGCTTGCATCTGTTGTGCTTGCATCTGAGCCATTGCCATTTCTTGACGTTCTCCACGCGTTGCCTCAACTTCATCTTCAGAAAGCTGTAGGTCAACAGGAACCATATTAACTTCTTGAATAAAGCGAGCAGTCTTGTCTGCATTTACATTATCCAAAATCTCTGGTTTAAATTGTGCGATCTGCATCATCTGCTGCATAGCGGTCATCGTGCCGAACAACTCAATCTGGCGAGATGCAATAGATGCCTTACCAACCAAGTCAAACTCTAGTGACTGTTCACTTAGTTGTGCAATCTCAAGCTCTGGAAATAATCCATTACGAAGCATAATGCCAAATGCACGTTCAAGAATAGGAGTCACAAAGTATTTGTTTATGCGATTTACAGCAGGAGTAAGAAACTGTAGCGACAAGTTAAGACGCTCAGATGACTCAAACGCTGTCATATTCTTTTTATTATGTAGCGGATTAAACAGAGGAACATAGAAAGCGTCTAGTATTTCCTGTTCTTTCTTTTCAATCATTTGGTCATTAACTACTACATTATCCATAGGCCGCAGTTGTTCTGGCTTAGATAGTGGGTTACCAGCGTTCCAGTAGATAATAGACCCCTGGTCGTTGGAAATACGCCTAACGCTTCCATCGTTGGGAGCCAACCAAGGCGGGTTACTCACACGCTCCGCTCCTCTTATCCTTGATACTTCCATACGATTGACCAGAGGTAAGGTCGAAAATACTTCTAGGGCTGGTGAGCGGCCGTACTTTTCGTAATTAGTTTTGTAAAATCTAGCCACGCTATATGGCATTTCATCAAACCCAGATTCTAAAACAAGCTCTTTGCCTGTTAGGGATATGTAGTATGATGCTATGGGTTTTTCTTTTTTCTCTATTGAGTCAGGAACAAAGTTCTGACGCGGCATAACAATGTGAATAAATGTAAACTCTTTTGTAGAAGTGCCAGGGTCTTTTGCATAATCAGATATAGATTCTGGACAATCACTACCAAACTGCTGAACCGCTTGACGCGCTGTTAATTTAAACTCGCGGATAACTGTATCTACTTCACCTAAATAGTTTTCACAAAAGAAAAACTGGTTGATGTAGTGCGCCCGGAAGTTTAATAATCTGCGGTTTGTTGGCTCGCAGTATAGTGCGGTAGTTCCAATATATCCACAATGATCGATGCATTGACCCATCTCTTCATAAAAGTTTGAGTCCTCAATTGCTCGTATAAATTTTTTAGTTACAGAAGATAACGCTCTGGTTACATTATCATCATTCATTAGGTCTCTGTTTTGCGGCACAACACGAATCCAGTTCTGCCCTTGCGGAAACAGGTGGCTCATCATGCCTGCGGTAAACATACGACGAGCCTTAATGCCTACATCAGTAATGCGCTCGACATCGTCACGCTGGCCTTTAGCTCGCTTGCTCTGAATATTATCAGAACTTGGGTTACAAAATGATGCAGCTGATTCGTAGAGATTTTCAAAGTTAGCTCTTTCAGAACTACCCTTTTCTCGTTTGTACATATTAATTAACGAAGATGTATCCATTAAATAGTTTCTCCCCCTGTAACAGATGTATCACCTTCGCTTCTTCTAGAGCCACCTTTAACAGTAAATGATTTTTGATATTGCTTGAAAGCACGTTCTCTTTGTTTCTTTTGTTTTTTCTTTTTCTTCTTAGCTTTATAACCTGCGTATAAGCTGTAACCAAGACCAGCAAAAGACGCAAGTGGTCCTAAAGCTGAAAGATATCCGCCTAATCCACCTATGCCTCGCAAAATACTACTACCTACTATTGGTGCTAGTTTAGCTGATGCCCCTGTTACAGCTTTTGATGCTAACATATATTTAGAAAATGAACCTTGTTTTACTACGCCTTGAGCTTCTTTGGCTCTAAGCATGAACTCTTGTTTGGTTAATTGTTCTTTACCTACTTCAGTAGTTGCCCCGGTGCGCTGAACAATATCTGCAAGTGTTATAGGCCCTGCTCCTAAAAGCCGACCCTGCGCTTGCTTCTGACCTTTGGTAGCATAAGCTCCTCTGCGCTGACGCTTCAAAGCCTGCTGCTTCATTGTTTCTTGAATTAGTTTAGTATCAGCACGAGTAGCTGGGCCAGGGCCTGTTTTTGGCTTTTTGCGTTTCCGCATACCTGAGATATATAGCGCTTCATTGCCGAGTTTTTCGAGATCTGTTGCCATGCGGATTAATTTAATTAAAAAAATTTATAAGTCAAGTAAAATCTTTATAAATTTCTCATACGCTTCCATAAAGGCTTACTATCTTGTTGTATAAACATATCATCAGCGTAAGCTTCAGCCTGGCCTACAGAATCTGGCAGTTTAATCTCTAACCCAGCGCCCAAATATGGGCTGACTAAATTAAGATGCATAGCCATAACCATAGTGCGGAATGCATCCGCGCCATGAGAGTGAGCATCGTGTATTGGTCTGCCTGATGATCCCTCTCGATAGCTGTCAAGGTGTTCGATGAAGTCTTGGCATCTAGTGTGTATGTGTACTTTCCGCAGCGAGCGACGGCAGATTTCAATATCCTGCAAGACTGAGTTAGTCTTTGGAACTCTTCGAAAGTCTATACCTACCTCCTTGGCTTTGGTCACCAGGTCACCAAATAACATACGCTTGGATACATCGTGCGGTGCAAAGTGTCCTCCATATTTGTAGTTTCTGCTGTTAATGACTACAGCATAGTCCTCGATCTTCTTACCTGTAGACTCATAGTAGTCGATAATGTAGGGGCTGCCATCTACAATCTGTGCGAATACAATACTGGTTGCGTCTGATGTGCCCAGATCCCAAAAGGTGTAGACTGGTCCACTACCCACAGTATTCCCAAACCGACCCTCGTTACGCAGAATCTCTAGCTCATGGCCGTAGTAGCTGTTCTCAACCTGTGATACCGCCTCGTTTAAGTACTCCTGCCGTGCCATAGCGTAGGATATGATACCAGAATCTACATCATCCTGTATGTTCTTAAATTTTTTGCCGTCGTATGGGTTTATCTTGCCCGCAAGCTCTGGATTGATGCAGATACCATCGCCCACCCAGTACGCGGTCTTAGTATCCTCCAGCGTATACCATTGCGTGTACCAGTCTTTCCTATCTTTGTTGTTGTCGTACAGACGCCAGAGGTGGTTTGACTTACCACGCAGGGTACCATTAAAGATCACAAACGCGCTTCCCTCTGTTAGAATCGGGGCTAGGAAGCCAGACACCTCCTCCTTGTGCAAACTAAACTCAGATAGCACATATCCGCTGCCACCCTGACCCACGAAGTTCAGATTATCCGTACCATCAATTTTGATTCGACTGCCGTTGATGAGGTCGAGGAAGAAGTCGCTGTTGTTCTTGCGTCGCACGATCTCCTTTGGGCAACATAGGTCGACGAGCTTCTGACCGCCCGCCCACTCGCAGATGTTGTCCCATAATGCACGTTGCGCCCACGCTCTTGTAGGGAATAGGTAGTAGTAGTTGCCGGGAGTCTGTATCGCCCGCTTCACCATCGCATTGAACGAGGTCACATCCTTGCCCGCACGTCGATGCCAGGATATTACTGAGTACTGTTTACCTGCATCAAAGGCTTTGAGGAAAGGTACTTGGTAGTCACGCGGCTCAATCGTCGGTATTCGAATTTTCATAATTGTCTAGTCTTACTAGTAAACACTCTGTGCATATCCACTCCGACACAACTCCGTAGTCATCTTCAATGCCAACTATAGGGTTATCCGCAGTATCCATACAACAACAATCGTAACAGCTTTTCATATTACATTACCTTACATTACATTACACTACACTACATAGGGGCTGGGCAGGGGCTGCTTAACCCCTAAAAATTATCTATTTCTCCTTCGAACTTCGTTCCACAGTACGCACAGTAGGTGGGGTCATTTATGCCATCCTCCCCTATCTCGCGCACAAAAAAGTAGTTGTGACATATCATGCACTCGATGTAGGTCAGCTCGTGAAGCATTCGCATTATTTCTTCTTGGTCGATGCTTTTTTCCTCCTAGGCTTTTTAGGGTTATAGTCTACAATCTCGATGATAATATCCTGCTCCTCTTCTCCCAAGCCCGCCAGTCTAGCCAACTTATCTGAGGCCTGCGCATTGCCTCTAGCACTCTCTGCAAATAGGTGTTCCAAGACTGTCTGGCGTAAACCCTCTTTATCCTCCAGATCAACCGCCCCCACCTTCTTCGCATCCTCCTGAGCCTTATCCAACTTTCTGTGCAGCTCGTAATGCTCCTGTGCAAACTGCCATAGCATCTTATTGTCTGTCGCTATTTCTTTTAGCCTACCAAAGATTGTCTGTGCCGAGTCCATACTCTTTAATTATATTATAAGATATTTGACAGCAAGTCCAAATTTTTAAAAAGTTGATAAGAGTCTAATAATAAAAAAAAATAGCAAATCGATTCCCGATGCGCCCCCCAAAAAACGGCCCCCCTGGCTTTGGAAAGTTAAAAAAATTAATATCTTTAACCGATCTGCCAGCCGTCATCCCCTCGCGTGCGCGCGTATATTTTTGCCTCATATTGAGGGGTAAGGTTTAGACTAATATTAGATTAAATATGAATTTGACACGTCTGATTGGATCACTATAATCATCGACAACTTAAACAAATGAGAGGGAATAGAATGGATACAAAAAAACAAATAATAGAAAAGATACAAGAGGTAGAGAAAGAACTTGATAGCGACTTACATAGATCTGCTCTTACATTCGGCTACGAATCTGAGATAACACAAAAGAACCTTGCGAGGTGGGCTACAATATATGGATTAATGCAAGATTTGGGAATTGAACGAGGGGAGGCGTAATCATGTACAGAAAATACACAAAGAGTGAAGAGTGCAACGGGTGGACAAACTTTGCAACGTGGAAGGTAAATATTGAGTATCTAGATGGGGCAACATCTAAAGACCTATTCGAAAGAAAATGTGACCCGAATGAGGTGGAGTCATTGATCTATGAAATGGTTACGTTTGGTTTGGAGCCTCATAGCTTTGCTCACCATTGCATTGAAGCGTTCTTGGTGGACGTGAACTGGTCAGAGTTGGCTGAGCATCTGAATGATTGGGATTCAACTGTAGTAAGCGTGGAGGTATAATCATGGCAAAGAAAATGTATAGAATCAAAACGGAACA